GGAGGGTAGAGTTCCTGTCACGTCCGGCAAAGCCGGCCAGGCAGGGAACGCCCTTTTGGTTCTTCTCACACCGAAGGATCAGTGTGACTCCTGTCCAGGTATATTCGGACAAATGAGGTAACAACGCCTAAAAGAGCGTTAGTATGGCTTTGACTAGGATTCGATCCCTAGCCAAGGACCATAACTCCTCCACTGTGCCACGGCGACTTTTACAGTTCGCCACTTGTCATCTCGACAGGGTATTGAAACCCCTAAACCGAGTGGCAAGGCCAACTCTCTATCCTTACGATGGGACCAAATGATCCCCGCAAGGTAAGCCTCTAATGAAGGAGGCCTCCGATCGACGGAATCTAACTGTCGTATCAGATAGGGAGTATCACCAAACTGCCGAACATCCGAAACTCGGATATAAGCAGTGCCCTGATAGCCTTCATAACCTTGAGTTTTCTTCAAGGAGGCTAACCTCTGAGGCAAAACCTCAGAGAAATCACCGATAAGTGCGGCATCGCCGTACCCATCAGAGATAGACGGGCGTCGTAGAGCATTGGGCAAAAAGGAAATTGCCTTCTGATACGACTTGAAAAAGCGACCATCTAAACCCCACGATAATCGTGAGTAACGACGGATCTGGTTAGCAAACCAGATAGCTCTTTCTGGTGAATCAATATCCTTACGGATATAGATAGGCGTGACGTCGACACCGTTAAAGTAGTGTTTACCACAACTTTCACGGAACGCACCCTTGGTAAAGGTCTTTTTCTCATTGCAGGAAAAACCGCAATGGTTTAGGACCCAAATTAGGGAATGCGCCACTGCTACAGGGCAAATAATGTCGTCCCCGTAAACAGCAAATCGACGGTCTTCCGAGCGGAAAACAGACATGACAGCCGAGCAAAGGCTCCAAAATATCAGGGACTCAAGCTCGAATGTACATGCGTTTCCCATACTCGACACCTTCTGGTACTCGACACGAGTACCATCAGGGAGAACGCCGACTGGACTTCTAGCCTGCTTAATGGCTATAACCCAATCGGGCGGAAGGAGCTCTTCAACTAATACCATAGAAACGGTATCAGATGCAGATGACAAATCAATAGTCGCAAGACTATCGGTTTCAGAGCCAATCTTTGCAAGGGATTGGTTTAAACTCTGATCGTCAAGATCAACTCCACACCGCTTCAGACGTGACCGAATTAGGCCACCGATCCCTTTCTGAACATAACTGTTCATAGTGGGCTCAATGGCAATAATCCTGTCAGTTTTCGCGTTCTTAGGCACAGTGATAACACGGTTTCCTTCGGTTATCTCGAACAATACCTGAAGTCTCTCGACTAGAGGCATTGCTAGAACTTCCTCAGGAGCCTTGCCTGTCAAAGACACGCAGTGGGAAAACCACTGCGGTACACGCGAAATACACGTGTACGCAAGGACCGCGTTTGACCTCGTCGTGCAAGGCTTAGCCTTGTATTTGAAGTACGCATCGCCATGTCGGCTTTTCAGACTGGTTGTTGCTCCAGGCCCAAAACCGAAGTAGCGCTCCGCATGATCCCAAGAAAAGGGACCAAGAAGACGTCTTATCTTTTCCCGAGCCACCATAATGATGGACTCAGGCGTATAGGGGCTTAAAACCCCATTTACGTAAGAACGTCTCTCAACCAATGTTCTATTGGTGACGGCGCACATTAGTTCGCACTCGTTGAACTTACTAAATGCTACGGACGCGCGATCGATACCGATATCCCAAGAAGGGAATTTCGACATCATCTCGCATGCCAGATAGGCATCAGCAAATTCATTGGCATCAGTAAAGGACGAAGGATCGACCCTAGCCGATACAACTGATAAGTAATCCCTGTTAATCAGGGCACTTTTCAGCTTAGTAGGAACTTCACCTTTTAAGGCCGAAAAGACCTCTAAGGCGAGTGCAGAAGCGACATCTTCGAAACGACGGCTCATCGGGTGATTTCTTATTTTCACCTGATCTCGCTTTTTGACTCGCATAGGATTTTCCTTTTTGTGTGGTCAGAGGGATTGGTGTTCTGCGCTTATTCGTCATCTGAAGCTTCGATAATATCGAAGTACCGCAAGATAAGCCCTTCAAAAGCTTCTCGAGCGCTATCAGGTTGACGAATAGTAAGCATACGCATCACACCAACTTCGTTGAAACTAAAACGAAAGTATGTGAAGAAAACGTTCTTCAAAATGAAGAAGCGATTCACACGATCGTCTGGCGAAGATGAGGAAATAACCTCATCAGCCAGCTCCGTCAGTCTCAGGAGAACCTGATTCTGAAGGGGATAGTTTCCGCGAAGGGACGATGTTGTCGACATATTCATGAGATATCCTCTTTTGTGAGTATGTTTGCGTGATTGCAAACAACTAATTTACAATCAGGCGTAAGCGGGGTCGAGATTCTCGACCGCGCCAGACACCAACGCATTGGCAACAAGGTCCTTCGCACGGTTATACAAATCCGTGCGCTCAGCGAGAGTGCTCGTGCTTGCGACCCAGAAAGACACCTTTACGGAATTTGTCCGCAAGAGAGTGCCTTCACAGGCGCAAGTCGAGTCAGCCGTAGCAGGACCGGAACATCGATCTGAAAATCGATCTTGGTCTGCGTACCCGTTGTTGGATCCTTGTAGGTCTGTGACAATTTCGAGAAGCCGGCAACAATGCCGCCAACGCGAGAAAGCCACAAGGCCACGCCGCCCTTAAGGCCGGCAGGGGAGTAAACAACGGAGTTCAGGGTTACAGCGGCTTGAACAGCCATATTAAATTCCCATATTGGGGTTTAAAAGAAGCGGCCCAAAGCTAATGCAATTGCATTAGCGATGTGCTGCCCACTCAACGGGTTCTTAAATCTCGGAATCCGCGGCGAGGGTGAGCTATCTAGCGCAGAGCGTTTAAAGGAGTATGCATATGCATTAAAACTCCCAACGCTAATAAAGCCAGAGACAGGATAAACATTGTCTTTGACAGCATGGCTGATAGTAGGGATACGAAACTTCGAGAACCGTGTTATCGAGCCAGCCTTGAATTGCCAACCTAAGTCAGCATCAAGGTTACCAAGATAATTGCCAACCGGAATAAACCAGTCGACAACAAAAGACCACGGAACTCTATCCCACAGTGCGTGCAATGGGTTAGTTATACCCAATTGACCCAACGTCTGATACAGATCGTTGTCCATCACATAATCGAGACGGACCTTGCTATGATGTTCTAGATTCACAATACCTGGGTAACCCCAAGTAGAGCGAAATTCGGACTGCACGAAGAAAGGAAAAGAACTAACTTCGGCAGCTTTACCGTATACAGTAGCTCTATAAGCGTCCGCATCTTTTTCGCGGGCGTTCAGTGCAGCAACTGCTCCATGAACATCTTGCATAAGGGGTGCAACACCGTACTGGTACTCAAGGAATCGATTATTCGCATCCTTATATTGCTGGATGCGCTTCTTCGACATTTTCCCCACAGCTTTCGCTTGCGCGATTTTGCTGAGGTTTCCTTGAACGCTGGCATTACGCCAACCATTTCCCCGTTTCAGAAAATCGGGTAGATGGCCGGTGAACACATCCGTAAGATTAGCAACAACCTTACAGGCAGAAACAGCAAGTTCAGCAGTCTCTTTGCGTTCTAAGAACGCGGTAGACAAATTTACTTGTTGATTCTTCAGCGAGGCGAGAGCTTTATTCACCGCCGACGTTTCCAAATAACTTGGAAAATCAGGCAGCAGATACGTCCTCTGCGCCCAGTTAGCCCCATCTCCATACAACGATGCATAGTTGTCTGGATCATACCCAAAATAAAAGGTAGTGGGACCGACTGACCATTGGGAACCAATATGGTAGAAGCTAGTAGGATCCTCCCAGCCTGAGGCTGAGATTTTCCTATGAACGGAGATCGGTCGTTGTTCTGTCCTTTCTCCAACTAGTTGATCTGGCATCTCATAATATACCATGAGAGCACCAGTATTCTCTACATATCCACCCGCATAACCAGTAACATACTGGCCATCGGACAGAGATATAGCCGGCGTAAAGTGACTCCCTGTATCGCGGGATTTCTCCTTGCTATACAAGAAGTCACGATCCACACGGTTTTTACCTCTTTTGGACATGAGAGATCTCC